GCTTTTGTGCGTGATGAACGTGGACGAATGAATGCTGAAGAAGGTGAGCACGATGACACCGTGATGGCTAAGGCTATTGCGTTCCAGTTATTCCCATGGGGAGACAACGACATCACTAAACTCAAAGTAGTAAAAAAATTAAAGAAAAGTAAGGTAAAATAATGGCTAAAAACTCCTACCAGGAAACGCCAAAGCTGAATGAAGCAGACCTGGGTAAAGACCCAGTTCTCGTTTCAGTGATGAGCGATTTCGATAATGCCAGAGGGTACGTCAAAGACAACTACCAGTTGATATGGGAAGATTGTTTTAAGGCTTACAACGCTATCCGCACACGCCGAGGCTATTCAGGTGTAGCAGATGATTTCATTCCAGAAATCTTCTCAATCGTTGAATCCCTAAAAGCTGCCATCGCTGGTAGCAAACCTAAGTTCAAGTACATGCCACTTGACGAGGAACAAGAACAAGATACTGAAGTTCTTAATGCACTAGTAGATTACTACTGGTCTCTAAACAACATGACAGAAAAGATGCTTAACTGGGTGGGTGATATGATTATCTACGGTAACGGTATCTTTATGGTGACTTGGGATACTACCCAGCCTTACATCTGCCACATTCCGCTTTCGGACTTCTTCGTAGACCCGACTGCCACACACATTAACCGTCCAGAGGAACGAGGCTATGCTAAATACGCTGGTTATCGTTACCTTACTAGCCTGGAGCAACTCCGTGCTAAGAAGATGATTGATGTTAAAACTGGTGAGCTTGTACCTATGTACAAAAACCTCGACCAAGTTACGACTGGCAAGGCTGCTGCAGACGAAGGTGATGACACTGATAAGACTCGTAAAGAGCAACTGCTCGGTTCTACACTTGGCGAACAAGCTGCTAAGAACCAAATCGAGATTATCGAATACTACTCTGCTAAGAAAAAGATTATCATCGCAAATCGTGATGTAGTTATCTATGATGGTGAGAATCCATTCCAACGTGCAGAGAAAAAGGTTACTGACATTATTCTAGTTAATGGTGAACCACAAGAAGCAACGCACACAGTTCCTGGTATCCAGGGATTCCTGCCATTTGCTATCTTGAGGAACTATACAGACTCGAACTTGTTCTATGCTCGTGGTGATGTTGAAGTTCTGATTCCTATCCAGGAAGCATTGAACGACACATCTAGCCAGAAGCGAGATAACCTTGCATATGCTTTGAATAACATGTGGCAAATTGACCCACGATTCAAGCATCTTGCAGAACAAATTGAATCTATGCCAGGTGCAGTGTTCCCAATTCCAAAGGGTGCTCTGACTCCTATTGATAAGCAAGACGTAAGTCCAGCTGCAGATACAGAAATTGCTCGATTAACTCAAGCTATGCGTACTGCTTCAGCTGCAGATGCCGCAGTCCAGGGTGTATCACAGAAGTTCTCTCGAACGACTGCCACCGAGATTGCTGCACAGCTTAACCAAGCAAGCACACGATTCACAACTAAGGTACAAAACCTAGAAGATGAAGGGTTCGCACAACTTGCTCGATTGCTTTACAAGTGTATTCAGATATTTGTTACCAAGGAAATTGCGGTTCGCATTACTGGTAAGACTGGTACACAATGGAAAGACTACAATCCAGACCGATACACTGGTGAATACCAACCTCGTGTTATCCTGGAAGCATCGGCTAAGGCTGAAGCATCACAGATGGCACAAGCAGTTCAGGTTGCAGCTCAATTCGGTATGAACAACCCATTGGTTAACCAAGAAGTCTTGCTGCGTAAGATATTTACTAGCATCTTCCCAGATTCTCCAAAGGATGATATTGATGAACTATTGAGTCCTCCAGCTCCTCCAGTAATTGGTGGTGACGGACAGGCAGTAGACCCATCGTTAACTCAGAATCCTAACACTCAGGTTATGCCTGGTGGTGCAGATGCTTTGATTAATGGTGGTGCTGCTCCTAATGGTTCTACACCTCGTGCTAAAGCTACGCAAAATGGCTCACAAGGTGGAGGTGGTGCAGGTACGGCGGTTGGCAACAACCCTCGCCCTCGAGCAGCTCAAGCAAGTACAACACTACAAACTAGGGTTAATCCAAGGACATAAGAAATGACGGAAGCGAAAGATTTAGACAAGATAGAGAGACTCTCTAAAGCGAATGCGGAGAGGGAAAAGTCCATTGCTAGGCAGTGGGCTACCTTCTCCAAAACCGATGCCTATAAGGATTTAATGTCTTATGGGCACTCCACGAGCGATATGCTCAGTACCTACGCAAAGGAAATGGTAATGCCTTCTCCTGTAGGTGAGGGGGAACAAATAATAATTGATGGTGAGAAATCACTTTCCCTCTTGCAAAATGCTCGAGGTTGTGATATAATACTATCGTACATTGAGGAATATGTTTCTTCAGGTACAAATAAATAGAATACAAAGGAGTATCCTAAATGAATGAAACCACTACTGGTCAGGTAGTAGATACGTCAGTTGCCGACAACTCGAGTACAACTGAAACTACAACAAACCCAGCGGAAGCATCTGTACAGGACGGAGCACAAAATCAAGCTCCACAGGTAACGGACACATCTGCAGGTCAAAATAACCAAGCGGATGCTGAAGAAGCCGCCCTTGCTCAGTTCGCAAAAGGTCAGGGTATCAACGACCTTTCTGAATTATCAGACCGTGAACGAAGCCTCTTGAAGATGGCTAGAGACAACAAATCTGCATTAGACCGAACCAAAGGTAGCCAGCCTAAATTAGACGAATCGTCTACGGCACTATCAAAGTTAGGTGATGATGCAACTGATGTCCAGAAGCTAACCGCTAAAGTTGCAAACATGGAGTTTGCTCAGACTAAATCTAAGTTTTTTGAAGGTAAAGATACTAATCTTGAACCCGTCATGGCACAGATTGTAGCTGACAAGCGACAACAGTTTGGTGACGACTATGCTCGTTCACTACTGAATGATTTGCCTACACTTTATGCACTTGCACAGAGTCAAGGTACTACTGATACTAGTGCTATTGAACAAGCTGCGAGAGAACAAGAGCGTAATTCTATGAATCAGAGTTTAGCTGCCTCGGGTGCAGATGCACACGCAGTTAACTCAGCCCCTGTATCTCAAGTTAAAGTTACGGACGAATGGATTGAAAACGAGTATGACTCGAACAACCCAGAACACCGCAAACTACTTGACGCTGCACTCAAACGCTAAAGTTGTATAAAATACAACACAAAAATAAGAAAGAAAATAAATGCCTAACTATTTAACTCCTACCATTGGTACTGGTGGTGTCAGCGGTTCTGGTCACGAATCTCTTAACGTTCCAAAAATCTGGGCGAAAGAACTTCAGGACAACCGTGTAAACAACTTGGTCATGTGGGCTTTGATTGATAGCACTTACTCAAGTGAAATCTCTCAAAAGGGTGATACTCTTCACCTGAACTTCATGGCTGAAATTACCGACTCTACTGCAACTAACACAGCCGTATCTGGTCTTACGATTGATGGTCTGGACACTTCACAGGTTGACCTGTTGATTGACCGATACATCCGTAAGGTTCTTGGTGTACAGGACGTGCTTAAAGCACAAAGTACATATGATTACCGTAAGCCTCACACTGAGCGTCTTGGTCGTTACCTTGACCGTGCTCTTGACGAGGAAGTAATGCGTAAAGCAATTGCTGGTGCTGGTTCTACCGTCACCGTTACTGGTAACACTAACACGACTATCGCATTTGCTGATATCGTTAAAGCAGCTGCTGCCCTTGACCTTGCCAACGTTCCTGTTGACAACCGATACATCGTTATTAACGGTGCTGGTCTTGGAGACCTCCGTAAAGTTGCTGAGTTCACACTCTACAACTCTGTTGGTGAAGCTGGTCTAGTTTCGACTAAGACTGGTCTTGTTGGTTCAATCTACGGTATGCCAGTTTACATCTCAAACGCAGTATCAGAAACTGGTTCTCCTGGTAGCAAAGTATGGAACTTCCTAATGTTCCACAAGAGTGCTATCGTTGGTGCAACTCAGAATGTCCCATCATTCGAGGCTGACCGAGATAAAGTTAACGGTGTTGATTTCATCGCTGGCTCTGAACTCTTCGGAGTTAAGGTCGTCCGTGCTGACCACATTGTTAAGATTACTCGCCCAAGCGGTAACTAATCAAACTAAAGAGGGCAAGAGCTTTTGCTCTTCCCTCTTTTTTTATGTAT